TTGCCACGATGATAAAACAGCCAGTGATGGTAGTTTGAATCGTACCCATGACAAGGGGTTTATTTCAGAGGAGCCGTGTGAGGTGGAAACTCTCACGCACGGTTCTGAAGACGAGTTTAGATGGTGACATCTAAGCTTAGTATAACTTGAATGCTCGTAATCTTCCAGTTTGTCACTGGAAGACTACGAGCATTTTAATTGTAAGAGAGCATTTCTAGCTTTTCTGCAAATACTTCTTGCATGTACTCTTCGGCAATATCGTAGTACCGCAAGCTAGGATCATCATCCCATTCTTCATCGGTAAGGGAAGGAATGCCTATTATCATTCCTAGAGGCTGGTACAAATTTCCAATTTGATTATTCCAAAGAATGCGATAATGCCCATCTGGGAAGAGTTCCACAGAGTATCCCGATCCGCCCCAAGATGCTTCCGTGGAGCGATCTACTGCATCATTGAATTCAGATTGTAAGAAAGCTTCAAAAGCCTTTGAGAGTCCAGACTTGATTTCATTCATGATTAATTCCTCTATTTTTTCTGATTGATTTGGGAAACTTTTTAGCCATTGAACGCTTTTAGGAGAAAGCGAGATTAATTTTTTGATCCGATTTTTCTTAGGCCTTCCTTTGCCGGCTCTGGTCAGGTTCGCCCTCCAGTTTGGGTTATTCGGCATATTCATCCTCGTCGTCGGCAAAATGCGCCCAGAATTCGGGATTGTAGTTTTCAGCAGGCTGAAAACAGCCCGATTCTTCGATGAGATTTCTTGCTACTCCCATTCCTTGATATTCGGTTAGCACTTCGATCGCTCCGCAGAGTCCATCTGTATTTATTGCTTGAAATCCGACAATTTTTTCATCAATGTAGGCTACATAAACGGATTCGATTCCCGCCTCTTCAAAATCATCCCACCAAAGGGTAAAGCCAAGCATTTCTTCGCCATTGTATTCACGAATTTCGATATTGTTAGTTGTTGCGGTAGTCATTTTTTGGTTCCTCATTCGGTTTATATCTCTATAATATATACGATAGAGATAGTTGTCAAGAGGTGTTCTCAAAAAATTTTTTGGATGGTAGCCGGTCTCGGCTAGGATTACAATCGATACCATTTCCCAGCTAGTTTGGGTAGTACCTTAGTTCTATTGCATATGCTGATGACGGTGGATTCTCTCTTTGCTTCCTCTGGTAGATTTTGCTTTATTTTTAAATCTTCAATCAAGGCATCTTCTAGCAATTGCTTCAGAATTGGCTCCACCTCTAGATTGGCAATTGCTTTAGCCGCTTCAATATAATCGATCGCATCTCTTTTTGATATCATCCGCAATTTCTCCAGAAGAGGCATACAAAAATTTTATCGAATTTCAAAATTACGGAATCCGATCAGACGTCTCGATCGAACACAAACAGCGTGAACCGCACTGGCAATCTACGCCGGGAAGAATGATATCTTCGATTCTTTGCCATCCTCTTAATGCATACTCAATGCAATCTTCGCAGTGAATATCTGTTCTTCCTAGTAGCCTTCTGCCGAATCTTTGGCCTGTTGTTTTTTTGATTTCAATTCTGCCCATTTCATAGCTTGATTTTGTTGCCATTGCGTACAATTCTATTCGAGAGCGAATTTGCTTTTCGGATAATTTTCCCGATTGTAAATCTTCAGCAAATCTCTGTAAAGCTGGATAATCAATCGATCTTAATCGCTTTTCTATTTTGGCTTCATGCCACGCGCGGGAATTACCGGGGCCCATTCCAAATCGCATTAATTCGAAATGTGCATTTCTCACGCGAGAACTAATTCGTTTTTGCCATCCTGCAAGATCGATATCGCCAGATAACATTGCAGTAGTTACTGATTGTAAATCATCATTTAATTTTGCCTGAAATCTTCGGATGGCTCCGAATAAATGGCCTTCTGGGACTTTTTTCCCATTGGGATAAATATAATACTTCTTTTCTTTATCCCAAATATAATCAGATAATTGGTAGGCTCGAATAGCATCAATCTTCGATTGTGTTTTCATCATCACTTTCTCCATATTCGGATAGAGGCAATATTTTTCCTCTAATTCTTATCTTATTTCCTTCGATTTCTACCGAATCGGATTTTGTCAATTCGGTAGAAAATTCAGTTTTTGGTGATAAAACTATTTCATCTGAGTATTCGGCACCAGAAAAACGATTTCTTATTTCGGAAGATGACAAAGCACCTAATTGGCTATATATTTTATCGGTTTCTGCATTCATTTTCTTGAGTTGGGCTATTTCTTTTCGGGTTAGCTGTAAACTTGATGGATATTCGATTAATAAATCTTCTGGATAAAATCCATTAGTTGGGGATTCTTTGGCCAAGCAGCTTAAGCGAAGTAATTCGGTATGGAGTGAAAGAAGCTGATTTCTCTGATATCGCTCGATCGTATTCGCCCACATATAGCGATCGCTAGCACCAGATTCTGAAAATGCACCTCCAATCGGAGAGCCAAAAAGCAGTGAATGTGGCATTCCAGAAACTGCTACAAAAATATCTCGAATAGCAATTATTATAGAGTCAACTCCGCCATAATTTCGATTGATAAATTCTGCATCTTCATTTTGGGCATCAAATACCAAGCCACGAATTGAAGATAGTCCGTAAAGAATCGATTGAAATCTATTTTTTAAATCTTCTGTATTTTGTTGTTTTGTAAGCTGCGCCAACCCATTTAATTTATATTTAAAGATTGAGTGAGAATTTAGCATTGAAGCGCCCGAATTAAGCCCCATAATATAGGCGGTAAATTCATTAAAAATGCTTTGAATAATTGAATCATCTTCGTATAATTGATTGCCAAGCCGGGTCATATGCCCTCGTAGTTTTGTGCCATGAAATCGAAGAATTCTAGAGGCGTGAATTTGATTTGTTGCGCCTTCTTTGGGTAACTGATTCCGATTATCTAGAATCACTTGGTAGCGATTTCTATCCAATGCGATCGGCTTAATCTGTGTTTTATCTCGCACGGCTAGCCATTCAATCGATTTTATATTATTAATATCGATGGGATTACTGTAGTCTTCTTGTCCATCATTTACGCCAATAATTATATAGGCATTTCCATATAAACGAGCGAGAATTCCCGCTTCTACAAAAGCAGAAGCTACTCCCTTAGTTGTACGGTCTATGCAATTAACTTCAATCTTTCGCCACTGGGATAGAATAGCATTCGTATCAATGGCATTTTTCCCTTGTTTGATTACAATTTCTTTTGCATTGGCATCTTCGGGAAGAGAATCGATAATTTTTTGAATTAATTTATATCCACGATAAATAGCCGATAAAGTTTCTTCCGAAAAAGATTGTACACTGTTAATTTCGATCGCAGAAGCTGGGTCTCGGCTGCCGCCAAAACCGCTCAATCGATTGCTAATCGATTGAAAAGCGTTTATCAATGCTCCATCATTTCTCAGCATATTTGTATAATCTTTAAATATTGGATATTAGATACTAAATACTAGATATTAAAAGATATGGTATTTCCTGTAAAATTATGCAATTGTGGAACAAGATTGAAAGGTGGAACTCAAACCTATCAGATAGGGATTTGCACAAATTGTATTAATACCCTACCCGAATACGCCAGCTTGCGAAAAGAGATGAGATCACAGCGATTCAAAAAATACTACGCACTCCATAGGGAGGAAGAAAAGCGTAGAGGAAGATTAAATTACAAAATAAAGAAAATGAGAAGGGAAGAAACATCTTAATAGAAAATTATTTCTTTTTTAATCTTTTATGACAGCAGGCATTGTAATGTATAAAGATTCATTTTCTTGGCCTAATCCCTTAAGAGCTATTGCGCTATTTGGATCATTTGCTTGAAGAATAATTTTTTCTGAAGTAAAAAATTTTACTCCCGCAATCAAATACTTGGCACAAAGCCGAATAATCATAGGCTCATTAATTTTTGAGATATTAATTATCTGTCTAGCCGTGCCACAATCAATCGCCCTAGCCGTGATTTCAAGCTTATCTTTTTCCCAGTGTAAATCAATCATCCCTCCCTTTTTCTCTTGTTCCGCAATTACGCTAACAAGTTTTAATGCGGAAAAAAATGAGCGTCGATCAAGCTCGATCGAGTGCTTATATTCTTTTGGAATAAGCTGTTTGTAATTTGGGTAAGCTTCATTAAAAATACGCCCGTAAATTTTGCCATTTTCAAACTCAATAAATAAAGAATCGGATTGCCCATCTAGGTCTGCTAGTGCAAGGGTGACTTTTTCTGCTTTTGCTTTTCGGCACATTCGAGCAATTTCGGATAAAACTTTTACAGGAAAAGTACGAGATGATAATTCAAAATCTGAATTCAATTTCGTATACCCCAATCGACGCCCATCTGTTGCTGCAATACCGAGAATTCCGTTTGATGATTCTAGATTAATTCCCGTCAGAACACGCTTTGTTTCATCGGTAGAAACGAAAGAGGAAATTCGCTCACACGCATCTAAAAAAACATTTGATGGGAATGTGATGCGATCTACTTTTTGATAATCCTGTGGATCAGGAAGCTTGGGATAATCACTTGGCGAAAAAGAGTGCAATCGGAATTGTGAATTTGAAGTCTTTAGAGTGTGGCACGGTGCAATATCTTCATCTGGAATATCTACATTGATTGTTATTTTATCTTCATCTAATTCCGATAGAATTTCAATTAAAAGCTTGGCTGGCATCGTAAAAACCACATCAAAGCCAGATAAAAGAGGAATTGTTTGTTCTATGGCAAAAGACAAATCAAAGCCTTTAACCGTCAATTTTTCTTTTGTCGCAGACATATAAAAAGAATTTAAAATTGGATGGCTTGGGCGGGGGGATATTGCCCGTGCAGCAGATTCTAGACATTCTAGTAATTCGATTCGATTAGCAGTGATATTCATTGGCTAGTATGTACGCAAGATTTTACAAATATTCTAACACGTCTTTTAGTCCTTACAAATTTTGTTTCAATTTCCTTTTATCTTTTCTTCTTTTTTTGGCTATTATCAAAGGTATCGTGTAAGTTCGCCAGTGGAATAGTCCCGCTTTTGGGGCGGGATTTCTTTGTGTATTACTATTATCAGTGGCAAATAGTATAGGTCGAAATATGTTTTTTAGATCGGATTATGTAACTGTAGGGAATACTAAAATTGATGATGCTGGGTATTTAAAAGTTAATGCAACCATCGCCCGTATTGGAGTGCAAGAATACCCGCAAAAGGACGGAAGCATCATTCGAGAGTTTCGCCCACCAGATGAAGTGGAAAGATCGGTGGCAACTTTTGAGGAAAAACCAATCACGATTGACCATCCTAGTGAAGTGGTCACGGCATCAAATGCCAAGGATTTATTAAAAGGATTGGTAAAATTCTGCAATTTTGATGGAAATGTAATAACATCTCGGCTAATTATTACTCACGCTGATGCGGTAAACGTGGCTTTAAAAACCCATCGACAGCTATCTTGCGGCTACTATTGTGATCTAGAAGAATCTCCTGGTGAATGGATAGATCATTCGGGATTAATAGGAGAAAAGGGGAAAGTTTACCCTTATGACAGGATTCAAAGAAATATAGTAGGTAATCACGTTGCCCTTGTCCAGAAAGCTAGGGCGGGATCGATTGCTACTATCCACAATGATTCTATTTCTATTATCAATCCAATCCCAGAAAACAAAACTATGCAAAAACTCAGAACCTATAAAGATAGGATTTACAACTTAGATAGCGCAGAAGATGTGATCAGCTTGGTGGATTCTTTGATTTCGGCACTCAATGAATACAAGGCAAAAATAGCCGAGATGCAATCCGAAATAGATGAGATGAAGCCCATCGTAAATCTAGTGGATGAAATGAAGGACTCCAATAACTCTCTTTCGGCCAAAGTAGATGCCCTAGAAATCCAAAAACAAGAGCTGGAAACTAAGCTTTCTGCGAAAAACGATTCTATTGATCCAAAAACGATCTGCGATCTTTTAGAAGTATGGACAGAAGTTTTGCCCGTACTAAAAAAAGATAATGCCGATTTTTCCCCCGATTACAGCTTGGATAAAAATGGAATCTGTAAGCTATTTTTGAAGACGGCTTACCCACATTTAGCAGAAAAGCTTGATTCCGTAAATGCTTCTTATATTGAAGCTCTTTGGGATTTACAGCGCCCTTCTGTTATTAAATCGGATAGCACTCAATCTTTAAAGAGTGCCATCATTAAATCCGATTCCACCGCCAATAAACCCATTGAATTTTCCTCGGTTTTGGCGCAAAAACGCAAAGAAAATTTCAATAAATTCTCTAATAAAGGAGCCTAAAATGCCATTACAAACTACCGTATCTTTTGATTATGTTCGCTCCCAAAAAGGGCAAGCTTTAGAATTCGGTCCAACTCGCGATATTACTGCTTATAGTGATTCTCCGATCGAATTTGGGGTAGGTGTTGTCTATGCAGGCGCATCTATCAAAGAATCTTACAAGGTACGCTATCCCAATGCGGTAAGCGATACCTTTATCGGCCTAACTAAATATATTCACAAACAACCCAGGGGACTCGATAATGATTTTCTTTCTGTGATTAATGCACCATCTCAATCCTCTCGGTACGAGATTGGCGATCCAATCACTATTAGAACGATCGGGCAAGAATTTGTTTATGCGGAACAAGCGATTGCGCCGAACGATCCAGTTTTTCTTCGCGTCATTGCCAACGGTGCATTACTTGCTGGAGATTTTCGCAAGGACGCGGATAATGCAAGCATATCTAATGTTGCTTTAACGTCGAACGTTGCAACGATTACTACTTCAGTTGCTCACGGATTCACTATCGGGCAGTCTATCACTATTGCAGGGTTAACAACCACCGCTCTAAACGGAACCTATACGATCACTACCGTACCTACTGCAACTACATTTACCTTCGCAAAAACGAACGCAAATATCGCATCTACTCCCGATAGTGGTACCATCGCCCGGGCTATTGCTATTCCTAATGCTCGTTGGATTTCTCGAAATAATGCTGCTGGTCTTGCCGTAATTGAACTCTATTAATTAATAGGAAAAAAATGAGTATTTTTCTTCGTAATCAATTGGAATTTGTACAGAATGAACTGGTGAAACAAGATTTCCCAGAACGCCTAATCGCCAACGGTTCTTTGCTTCCTGTTTCTTCAGAATTGCCGCCCGGCGCCGAAACTTACAGCTATAAAATTTTGACTGCTTTTGGCTCTGCTAAAATTCTGGCTACCGGCGCAGAAGACCTCCCAGAAGTAGGTGCGGATATTGAAAAAAGAACAGGATTTATCCGCACCCTTGCCAATCAATTTACCATCACCGATGATGAAATTGAATATGCCCAGTATGCTGGCGTAAATATTTCATCTGATATGGCAATGATTGCCGCTGATACGATGATGGCTGAACTCGATTCTTTGGGGTATTTAGGAGATACTGCAAATAATCTTTTGGGGCTATTAGATCACCCAAATGTTCCCTCTTCCACCGCTCTTAATGATGGCACGGCGGGAGCGACAACTTTTGCTAGTAAATCAGCAGATAAAATCTATCGAGATTTGACAAGTTTTGTTTCCTCGGCCCGCGCCAATTCTAAGCTAACTTCTGCTTTTGATACGATGCTGATGCCGTATGAGCAGTTTGATTTAATTGCTCAAACAATCTTCCCATCTGGAACTGATGAAACAATCTTAAGCACTTTTCTCAAAAATCAACGGGTATATCCCGGTGGTATTCAACAAGTAATCCCCGTGCCTTTTCTCGATGGAAGAGGGGTTGGCGGTGGTGATTTGGCGATCTTGCTCACTCGTAATCCGGCAAAAATTAAATTCCATATTCCCCGTGATTTTTATATGTTGCCGGAGGAAAGACGCGGGCTAAAGTACACTGTGCCTTGCAAATTACGTACAGGCGGCGTACAGCTCACCAAGGTACTTTCGATGGCTTATCTCCAGGGCATCTAAAAACCCATAGTCTGGCTTATATATATATATAAGCCGAACTATGGGTTTTTTTTCCACTTTCTGTAACAGGATGATACAAAAAATGACTACAATCCAGAACAATAGCCGACAAGCGATCGCCATTAATTTTGTAGGAGAAAATGGAAAGAATTATAATTTAAATCTGCCGCCAGGACTAATTTTCAATGTTGATCCCGAAGATTGGAAGTATGCATTGAAGCACCCTGCCGTTCGATCGTGGGTGGACTTGGGGATTTTAAAAAACCTGACACAAACCCCGGAGGCTGAGGGAGAAATCGATGGGATTCCTGTGATTACGGCCCCAGGTGATGGAGAGCCTTTGCCATTCAATGGTAGTCCAAATGCGGCACCAAAGCGCAGAAAATCGACCAAGCCAACTCCATTACTAGAATCCGAAGAATAATGCTTACAATCAACGAGCTTCGCTCTAAATTTCCCCAAGATACGCAAATCCAAGAACGCAATGATGATGCCTTACAGGCAACAATTGATGCGGTGATTTTGGAATCCAATGGATACGCGGGAATTGTAGATACAGAAATACGCAAACAAGCGATCGCTCTACACGCCGCCCACTATACGCGAATTGAAGTGATTGCCCAATCCACGATCGGGCTATATGGAATGCCTACTGCAATTGAATCAAAGGATGAAAAAATAGCGTATGCTTCGGGAAATTATGTTGCAGGTTTTTCCTCAACAATCTACGGCCAAAGATTAGAAAAATTACTCTCTACTCAATACATAGGAGGCTTTTTGATTTGATACTATGTTTGAAATTAATGCTTCTTTAATAGCAAAAATTCAAAGCCCAACTCCAACGGGATACAATCCAGTTACCGGCGCTCCAATTTTTGATGAGAATATAATCTCGGTTGATCTCTCTGTTGAAGAAGGCAAACCAGCCGAAGCTGGGCTATCTCCAGGGATAGAAGAATCTGCAATCTATCTTACGGGTAGAGTTGGTAATTCTGGATTTTTACCAGCGGCATTTATCCCAAATAGAAAATACGATTGTGTCATTAATTTGTCGGGACAAACATTATCTGGCAAATTTTATCTTTTGCCACTATTAAAGGGAAGATTAGGATTAGAAAATATATTCGGACAGCCAATAGCGGGATGGTTTATTGAATGACGCAATGGACTAGAATAACTTCAGATCCAAACAGCTTACCTCCTCCCCACCAGCTAGTTTTTGTACAGGCGCGAAGCGATCTTCCTTGCGTAGGCTACTGGGAACCAGGATTAAGAGAAAATAAGCCTGCTTGGAATTATGTAGTAAAAATAGAAACAATCTACACAGAAATTCAATGCAATCATCCCGATCGATGGATGCCGATTCCAGAATACTAAAGGAAAAAAGCAATCAAATATTTGATTACTTTTTTCCACATCTCAAAAAACTTTTTAGCTATAAATAGACAGTCCAGAAAGTCGGCAAACAGTATTTAAATTTGCTTTTTCTGAAGTTGTCAAATACGTCCATTTTGTTGGCTTGGCAAAGGGTGCTTGAAAATCAAGAGTGAAGGTGGCTCTTTGAATTTCGTTGATCGTACCAGGAATGTTTAAATTGGAGACTTTTGCTGGCCCAAAAGCGTGCAAACCACCACCGTAAAGAATGTGAGCAAAAATTGATTCAGAGCCATTAGAAGCGGGATAAATAATATTGTAAAAAGCTTTATCTTCGGGATGTACAATGACGACAATCTGCGGTTGAAAAGCTGTCGCCACTTTGACTTGAGCCGACTGTAAACCGTAGGACAAATCTTTTCGATCAACCATCGTATCCGAAGAAACATTGGGGATATCGGTAGGAGAAAGAATTGATAATAAAGCCCAAGTTGTGGCAGTTACATCGGCCGCTAAACTTGCTGTTATCGGTTCAGTTGCCACGTTAGTTGCAGAAGCCCCTGGTGCAATTGTGACATCATTCGCTACAACAACCTTATTAGAGCCACCAAAATATAGAGCGGTTCCGGCAGGAAGAAATGTTCCTGTGGTTGAAGATGTTTTCAGAGGCACAGTGGTTGCGTTGACGTTAGTAGCTGAATGAACAGTAATTGTAATTTGGGCTGGCTCATCAACAGAATTAGAAGCAAGAGGCGCAACCAGAATTCTATTTCCTGCATTTAGAATTTCTTTATTTGCGATAGGAGCTGGAACAAATTGTGAGGCTAAACTAGGCATTTTCAATATTCCCTTCTAGAATTTAAATGATATTAAATATTAAACTTTGTATCCTAAAAAAGTATCTGGTAGCCAAACAGTGACGCGGTATCTCCGTAGTGTTTTTATTGGATCATAATCAGGAATTTCCAGTCCCTTTGAATTCGGGAAATGACGCAACAAGCGATCGCCACAAGCTGATAGATTATCTCCAGACCATTCAATCAAAATAATATCTGCATACCGTTCCTGATGGACGCCACCAGCAATCCATTGAGATGATTTAATTGTAAAGACTTTAGGAACAATTGCCTCGATACCAGTTACCTTGATTCCTTCTGCATGGCGACTGCCGACACTTACAGCCGGCTCGATATAGCCATTGGGATGCAAATAGCTTCCAATAAGATCAGAAAGAACCGATTGAACGCGGTTTTTAAGATCTAAAGGAGTAGTAATTGGTTCTGGAATGTAGGGCATTTCTATGAGAGTTATATCCAACAAACAAGATATTATTAATCGAATTTCTCGCTCATTTGAAGCAACAGTCCAGAGGTACGATGAAGCAATGAAAGAAATTATTGCTAATCCCCGCCAATGGGGAGATTTTGGCACTACCTACCGACGGAATGGAGAGATAATTGTAGGGGGATTTCGCAACATTGTAGACCTTGAAAATCTACAGAATTCCCAGCGATTTGAAATGGTGAATCCATTCCTTGCTCGATTTACTTGGGATGGAAATGGAAAAACCCCAGTAACACTCGTTCACGAAGGTTACACAACCAAAACCGGTAAAACGATTCCAGCCAGGCCTTGGACGACTTACGGAATAATTGAAGGTGAACTGGAAAAAACATTCATAAATACATTTAAGCAATGAGGAACATTAGCTCCAATCAGATTTCGGGTTTGCTAATTATTCTTGCCGTAATTACCCACTATTGTGATATTTTTCTAAATGTTCCTGCCGAAAGATCGATTTCATTCGGACTACTTTCTGCTGGATTTGCCTTACTAAAAATGAATGTAAATGGGCAAAGAGATTAGATTATTTGTTTTGCTTTTTGATAGTATTTTATTCTATCTTGCAGTCCGTTTATGCCGCCATTAACTCTTCTTGATACTTGTTGAACTGATGCTCCACCATCAATTAATGAGTTCATTTTATTGTTTTTCCACCAAAAGCCGCTAGGCAAAAAAAGATAGTTTTTTGATACATATTCCCATCCTTCCATTACTCTTGGATCATTAATATAATTGGCAAAAGCTTGATAATTTGCCCGTCCCGTCATTTGCAGTGGATCTACACCTTTAAATCGCCTCCCATCACCAGGAAAAATATTACCTAAATCTCTTCTGCCTTCGTATGCACTGCCATCGGCCAATTCTACAATCCATCGTAATCCGCCACTTTCATGGGCTACTTGCGCTAAAAAATGCCTGATCCGAGGCACCGTAATAATATCAAATTGCTTTAGGCAAATATCTAATTTTTCAAATTGATAGGCAGTAATTGCTCTTCCAAAAATAGATTCTACTTGATCTTTCCTGATTACTGGAAAGCTTGAATTAGGTAGTTTCTTAGCATCATTAACAGCCATTTCGATGAAATGATCATTAAAACCATACCAATTAAATCGACCTTTAACTGGTGTGTTTAATTCAAATAAAGAGTGATTATTTGGTGCTTCTTTAATCCAATTACACTCCAGATAATTACCTGCTTTCAGTGAAAAACTATCAAATCCAGACGGAAGTGGATTCGATCTAGAATCAATAGGATGAGTTTTGATCAGAGTATCTATTTTGGCCGTGAGTCTCATGTTTTTGACTACGCTTGTAAATGATGTCCGACAATTATATTAACAATATATTTTCTTTTTTGTTTTAGTTCTCCATAGCTTGCAAGCCGCTAAAATATTTATTACCCTCCTAGTATAAACTAGAAGGGTAATAAATTACCTACCGCAATATAAATCAATTATGGCACAAAAAAACAGCATTAGTGTTTTTTACTATTAATTATCAGTTTTGCCGCTTTTTATCTTATGACGACACCGATCGCTGGACTACCAGAAATATCCGAAAACCAAGCGAATAAAGCTATCACACATAATGCCGCCCTCAGGCAGATTGAAATAAATTTTGGAGCGGTGATTAGTCGATCGCTTACCGCCCCACCAGGATCGCCCGCAGTTGGATCGTTGTACATACCGGCAGATGGAGCTACTGGTGCATGGTCCGGCCACGCGAGGAAGCTTTTACAGTGGAGCAACAATTCATGGAATGTTTTTTCCCCGTTTCAGTACCAAAGGGTTTACTCGATCGCAGATAGTGCATATATCATCTACATTGGCTCAAATTGGTCTGTTGTTGCCGGTGAGGGCGACATGGCAAGAGCTACTTACGATATTAATGATAATGGCATCGTAGATAAAGCAGAAACAGTTTCTGATGGGGCGATTACCACGGTAAAGCTTGCCGATGATGCAGTTACTTTTGCCAAATTACAAAATATTGCCGCGGGAAGGCTATTAGGGCGAAATACTGCATCTTCAGGAAATATCGAGGAAATAGCAATTGGAACGGGACTGAGCTTGACCGGTACCACTCTTAATGCTTCAGGATCGGGTATTACCGATGGCAATAAAGGGGATGTATCTGTATCCGCATCGGGCGCAACCTGGACAATCAATGATAGTGCAGTTACCACGGCAAAAATAGCCGATGGTGCGATAACAATCCCCAAAATCGAAGCAACGGGAACACCGAACAACACAACCTATCTAAGAGGTGATGGTAGCTGGCAGGCAGTATCTGGTGGTGGGGGAGCGATCGCCGTATTTAATGAAGGCACTCAGATCACTGCCGCGGCTACCTCACTCAATTTTACGGGAGCGGGAGTGACAGCAACAAATACCGGAGGGGAAGTCACTGTCAATATCCCTGGTGGCGGGGGAGGCGGCGGTGGTGGCGGGGGAGGGCTGAGCGAACACGACTGGAGATTACTATATTTTTGGGGATAAAATACTATATTTTTGGGGATAAAAAATGTCGCAGATAGCAAAAATTTTAGCCATAAATACGCTTTCAACTTCCTTAGCTACTCAGTACACGGTACCAGCCGGAGCAACAACCCGGGTAACTAGGATGACTGTATCTACTGGTGGTACAGCCAACGGAGTGACGATTCAGATTAGAGATAGCAGCGCAAATATCACAAAAAACTTTTGGAATAATCGCCAAGTTTCGGCCAATTCTACGGTAGAGATATTTGATTTAATCTTAGAAGAGGGCGATCAAATAATAGCCAAGAGCGCAACTGCTACTGATATTGATTTTATTGTGATGGGAATCGAAGATGTTCTATAGAGAGAGTAGTCCAACGCGATTTCGACCGAATTTTGGAATTTATAATACGATTATTCCTTTTGTTCCTTTTGTTCCTTTTGTTCCTGATGGAACATTTCTTTACTGTACATTTAGCATAGATCAAATAAATAATTGGAGGCCAATTGATACTGTAAATGGAGCATTCTTCTACTGTGCATTTAGTATAAATCAAATAAAT